GGTTGTGGCATGACTTGCGTACTTAAAGAAGAAATACCACCTAAGCCTTCAAATTGCTGACGTTGCTGTGGAGACATTGCTAAGAATCTTTGTCGATCTGCTTGCATTTCTTGCTCTGTTGGGCCTATAGCAACAGGCATAGTGTCAAAAGATCCTAGTTGTCTTAATTGTTGTCCCATAGGCAACGCCATTGACGGCTGTCCTATATCGCTTACCAGCCGATCACCGGTGACAAAAGGCTGTGGCTCAATAGGTCGGGCATCAAGCATTGTTAACTGTCTTGTAGGCTGACCACCCATACGTGCAGAGAACATAGACCCAGTAGGAGTAGTAACAGTAAATGGCCGAAACTGTGACTCCCGCTGCCCTCGCTCTGCTACTTCCATAGCTCCGGGAATACGCTGACCGTCTACAGTAACACCTGTTAAGGACTGTGTGCCTATGTCACTAAGCCTGTCGTATGCCTCTTTAGTTAACAAAGACCCAGCAACAGCAGGTATTGCCGGTGAGACAGCAGAGCCTATTTGACTTAAGCCTCCATAAATATCACTAAAAAATTCATTAATACCGTTACTCATAGTAATTTACCTATCAAAGCCATCACGTTAATCTCCTGTAGTGACAAAGGAGAGCCATCAATTTCTGATTCAAGACCTACCTGTACACTTGTTCCATATCCAGTGGTGTTTAAGCTACGTTGGTTTGTAAGCTGACCACCTGTAAACTCTACTGTTGTATACTCACTTTCACCATAGAACCCAGTTATCTGAGTGCCTACTGTAAACTCTGCTGTAGCGTATGTGGTATCAAAGTCATACGCCCACTTCATAAATACGACTGAGCTGTTAGCACCCACTAACGTGGGCTTAAGCTTTTTAAGTATTTTAATCCTTGCACTATCGCCGAAGGTTAGGCTTGGACTGTAGTATTTAAACCTGTAACCAACATTATTATCGCTATATCCTGTGTATGTACTAATACCGTTAGAAGTGCCTACATATAACGTACCGTCATCTAACCGTGTAAATGATGCAAAAGTAGTAGACGGCCAACGAGTAACACGGTATGATCCATTTTCTAACGTACCTCGTACATCAAAGCAGTACGTCATGTCTTGACCTGTAAACGTCAACAGATAGAAACCTTCTTC